ATGAGTATATTGACAAAGAAGGTGTTGAGGGTGCGATTGCAAACTACACTGAAATCAGACAAGACTTCTATGAAAGTCTAAGTACATTCGATACCTTTGGTAAGGGATGGACTAGAAGAAATACAGAAACCGAAACAGAAGCGTTCAAGATGGCAGGAGTTTATTTACCAAATTAACCTTGACAAATCTGTTTTACTTTGATATAATTATGAATATTAACTTGAGGAAATATTATGTTTACACACAAACCTGTAGAAATACAAGAACTACAAACCAAAACTGTTAACCGAAAACGGTTTTATCTCACACCAGATGGCAAAATGTATCCATCTATCACAACTGTCTTGGGAAACCGAAAGGCAGAAGGTCTTCACGCATGGCGTAAAAAAGTTGGTGACGATGTTGCAAATTACATCGCACGAACTGCTGCTGCAAGGGGTACGAAAGTACACCATATGTGTGAGGACTTTTTAAATAACAAAGAAGTAAAAAGAGAACCATTTCTCGCTGCAGCGTTGTTTGGTCAATTGGAAAAGACTATCAGTGAAAAGGTAGACAATATCTATTCACAAGAATGCGGTTTGTATTCTAATAAATACATGGTTGCTGGTCGAGTAGACTGTATTGCAGAATACAATGGTGAACTATCCATTATAGATTTTAAGACTTCTCGTTCAGAACGTAATGACGATTGGAATGAGAACTACTACATTCAAGCATCTGCATATGCAGAGATGTTTGAAGAACGCACTGGTCATGCAATCAATCAGATTGTGATTCTAGTGGTAACAGAGGATGGAGTTGTCCAAGAATTCATCAAAGATAAGAATGATTATCTGGGGATGTTGGTAGAAGCGGTTGACGATTTCACCCAAGCATGGGAAAAAGAAAATGAAAAATTGGATGAAAGTCCTGCCGTTATCGGCGCTCCTGTTTAGTAGTGTTGCATTCGCACAAGAAAAGGATACACAAACAGAACTAGAAAAAAAAGGAATGTTTTACTGGGCTCAAAAACCAGCACAATGTTCTAGTAGTGATGCAGTAGTTGAACAACTGAAAAAGCATGGAGAACTTCCTACCGTCTGGATGGAAGGTCTTACTGGAATGCCGAATGGTTCTTTCAATGGTTCAAAATTTGTTATTGCAATTAATCCAAAAGCAAACCCTGTGACATGGACACTACTTGAATTTGTTGATAATGGAAAACAGGCTTGTATTCTTGGATTTGGTCAAGGAATGATAAATATCAGTACACCAGAAACAGATGGTGTGAAAACATGACCACAATCTGGCACCTATTATTGACAGTGTGCCTTGGAAGTACCTGTGTAGAACAGGATGTCCAGTGGTTTGATGAAGAACAAAAGTGTAAAGAACTATTACCAGTGTATGCTGGTATTCCTACTGATGGTGATTGGGATACTGTTGAATATATCTGCAAACCTGTAGGAAGTAGAGGAGTATAGAATGTACGAATATAAATGTAAACTAGTCAAGGTCGTTGATGGTGACACAATTGATGTTGACATTGACTTAGGATTTGGTGTCTGGATGCAAAATCAGAGAATTAGAATGTATGGAATTGATACGCCAGAATCTAGAACATCTGACCCAATTGAAAAGGTGTATGGTAAAGCTGCATCTGCGTTTCTAACTAAATGGACAAACGCTGGTGACCTTACTTTGAAAACATTCAAAGATGGTAAGGGTAAGTATGGACGTATTCTAGGAGAGATTTGGTTTGGTGGTGAACACAATATCAATCAACTCTTAGTAGACAATCATCATGCAGTACGATACTATGGTCAATCTAAGGATGAGATTGCAGAAGAACATATTGCAAATCGTTCTATTTTGTCCTTGACAAATGAAGAGTAATTTGGTATAAATATAGTATAGTTTGATGATACAAATCAAATACTGGACAGGACATGGGGGCAGTACCCATCGCCTCCACCATAATTACTTGAGGACAATATGTTTGATAGACTAACAGAGTTTTTTATAAAACTGTTTAAGATACAAGAAAAGACGCCAGTAAGATATCTATCTGGTGTTGGTAAATCAAGTAATTATGATGGGGGCGAACTAGGTTCGACTGACAGGGATAGAGGCGAGTAGAATTATCGGATGACTGCGTAATAGGTCAAAACTCGTAAATGCAAACGATAACAATGCATATGTAGATTACGCTATCGCAGCTTAATCGTACTGAGTTTCGGTGGTGTACTTGGAAACAGAAACACCACCACTTAATTATGAAGAGGATATCATGAAAGAATTTATACTAGTTATTACGATGTGGGGTATTGATGCTGGTGGTGATGACAACTATATTGGTCAGATTGCACTACAACAACCTATGACAAAACCACAGTGTGAATATATGATGGATGAGAAAATGTGGAAGCCCACTTACGAGAATGAATATTTTTATATGAAGGGGCATTGCTTTCCAGCAGAATGTTCTGGTAAAGAGCAGTGTACAGAGTAACAGGATATTTTAAAGACCACAAAGTGGTTAGACACTTTGTTGACCTGTACGATGCTATTGATTTTAAGGATAGTGTGGATGCACATTATCCATTGAGACTGACGATGAAAAAGGTAATTGATATGCGAGAATTTATATATGATGCATGGAATGGTGTTATGAATATGGATAAAAATCCATTGAGACATATTCCAGATACAGCAACCAGACACATGGTATTGCAAGTATTAGCATGGATGTGGTGTATAGTGTTTTCTTTTTATGTTGGTAGTTTCTGGGTATTTGGTATTAGTGCAGTCGCACACATTTTTTTACTTGCTGCAATTGTAATCACAGTCGCAACCTTTGAAACTGCAAAACGTAGACCTACATTCTTTCAAGACTTCCCAACATCCACACCAAGTCGTAGTAGAACAATGTACTACAATGGTAAGAAGATTCAACTAGACCCACAGGATAAAGGTGGTGAACATGAATAAGTTCAAACAATGGTGGCACGCTACTGATTCAATTGAGATGGTTCTATTCGCAACCATCTGGAGTCTATTTGGATATGGTGCGTATGTAGTGGTAGTTGAATTAATAGATAGGGTGATGCCTTAATACATCCGTGTAGACCCACGGTTAGTCTGCAACTTTATTTTAAACAGGATATATAAATGGAAAAATTGATGACACCTAAGAAATTCTCTCTCGCAGTGGAAGCGGTAGTACAAGAATGTGGTTGTTCTCACATGGAAGCAGTACTAGACTATTGTGAGAAAAACAACATCGAACCAGATACAGTAAAACCCCTTATCACAAAATCTCTCAAAGAGAAGATTGAGTGTAATGCAAGGGATTTACATTATTTACCCAAAGTCGCACAGTTACCAATCTAATGGAAGCATATGACGCATACAAAGTATATCATGCGTTGAAACTTCACTTTACTAGTAACTATGACTATGCAAAATATAATGGTAAGGCGAATGTGAGTGTGGACTCGTTCTTAAAACGAAAGGACAGACCCTTCTTTGGTCGTGTTGCACGAAAATACAAAGACGATACCAAGGACTTCTTCATATCCAACTTTATAGTCAATCCCAAAGGCTGGGTTGGAAATTTTAACGATGAGAATTATTTGAACTGGAAGAAAAGAAATCAATCCCTCAAGTATAATTACAAATCAGAACTTACAGAGTTATTCAACAAGGTTGAAACCTTTGATGATATCTTTGCTAGTGAAGGACAACATCCCTTGTTGTTAAAACAATTCATGTCTAAGAAGACTTCAATGGAGACAGTAGCGATACTGGAATCACTTCTTGGGTTTTGTAGTAGATTCGATAAACAGATACAGGAAACAATTGTATGGCCCGATAGAAAAAAACTGATAAAAAATTACAGTAACCTCTTGACAAATGACGTAAATGAGTATAGGATAATAACAATGCAGTTAGTAAAGGAGCATTTCAATGACTGATTCAGTCGCAAAAGAACGAGACTTCTATCGTGCGAAGCTCGAACAATCCCAAGGTCGTATCCGTAATCTGGAACACGACTTGGCAGAACTTCAGACAAGGGATAAAATCCTTTCTGAAAGGGTGAAGCATCTTGCTTCTAACCCACCTCGTAGACCAAGGAGTCGTTATGCACGACACTAGGTCTTACAAAATATTCCAAGGCGGTTATGTCATCCCAGCAAAGGATGACAGACCTGCCGACTATGTGAAAGCAAAACCACCTGTATTTCATTGTCAAGTATTTAATGGAAAACAGACTACTGCTTTCTTTACTAGAAAAACATATGCCGAAGCAAAACATGAAGGAGAGGAGTCAATGAAACTTGGAAGTTGAACTTGTAGACCATATGGGTGATGACCTCTCTGTAGTAAATGCAGCGAGGGTATCCTTTGGTAAAAAGAAAACACAGTTTGAACACGGTGACCTCAAACTGATTAGGTTTCTTGCAAGAGAAGACCACTGGAGTCCTTTTGGACACGCATCTATGCAGTTCCATATTAAGGCACCAATTTTTGTCGCAAGACAATTAGTTAAACACCAAGTAGGTTTGGTGTGGAACGAAATATCCAGAAGGTATGTAGATGACGAACCAGAATTCTATATTCCAAATGATTGGAGACTAAGAGCAGAAGATAAGAAACAAGGTAGTAGTAGTGAAACCGTTGAGTACAGTATTGATAGTGCAATTCAGTTCGTGACACAGACATATAAGAATCTGTTGAACGCCAACATCGCACCAGAGATGGCGAGGATGGTTCTTCCACAAAACCTTTATACAGAATGGTACTGGTCTGGTACATTGATGGCATTTGCAAGAGTATGTAATTTACGTTGTGCAAAAGACACTCAATACGAGACACAGATAATTGCAAATAAGATTGATGAATATGGACACACACTTTTCCCAGCATCCTGGCCTGAACTCAGAAATATTGATTCAGAGTAGAATGACATTTGATAACGCTTTTTGTTTTGGTAACGGAAAGTCAAGACTTGATTTTGATATGAATGTTATCGAAGGTCGAGGCACTACGTTTGGGTGTAATGCAATCTATCGTGATATGAAGGTTGACCATCTGTTAACAGTGGACAATGAAATCACTCATGAGATATACAGGAGTGGTTATTGTATAGACAACCACACTCATATTCGTGATTGGAATGTGTTACCTATGTTTTTCTTGGATACAATCAAGAATGACTATCCAGATGCT